TTACAATACCTGAAAATAGGGGTGTTTATCCAGACTTAAAAGACATTGCATTACAAGGTAGGGACAACACTGACATTAGGTTAAAAGAAAAAGAGGTATTAATTAGAGCAGGGCAGTTTGAGTCTGACACACCCAAGGGTGAAATACCTAAATTCAACAAGGTAAACCCTTCTTACATACAAATAAAGCACGATGCTACCTTAAAAAGAGGTACACAGAATACAGAAACCGAAATAGGTGGTGCTATTAATGTTGTTAGTAATAAAATTAACCTACTAACACATAAGAATGGAAGTCCTAGATTTGCTTTAAATGACCAAAACAATATGATATCTGATGAAGAGTTGCAGAGAATTGTTAAAGATGCACATCCTTTGGTATATGGTGACAACTTAATCGAATTCTTAAAAGTTTTAATAAATGCATTCGTAAATCACGTACACACATACCCAGGTATGAAACCACAAGATTTATCAGGTTCAAACGACATAGATAATTTATTAGAGTTCAACCTTGAGTCCTTCTTATCTAAAAATATAAAAATTAACTAAATAAATAGATATTTATTAATAAAGATTAATATGGTAATCAGGACTTACTTTGATAGAAACAACACAATTATATATAATAGAACCGAAAATACAGGTAAAAACCCTGTAGCTGAAATGTTTTATGGCGGTAACGTTGAAAAGGACGAACCGTTCTTTAGCAGATATTTATTCCAATTTGACGTACAACGTATAATAGACTTAAGGACCAAAGGTTTATACCCTGATATATCTAAATTAAAACATACTCTAAAAATGACTAACACCAGTACGTTTGATACCTCACTATTAGGTGGTCAAACTGCTGACGGTAAAGATAGAGCTTCATCTTTCGACTTGAATTTATTTGAAATCAATCAAGAATGGGATGAGGGTGTTGGTTATGACTTTGCTGGTCAAAAATACCTTACATCCAGTGATAGTACGGTGACAAGTACAGAACCATCTAATTGGTTACAACCTAGAAATGGTGATACTTGGGATAATGGTAATGGTGTCTTTAGTGGATGGACCAGTGGCACTACTCTAGCGACGCAAAGTTTTGAGGATGGTAATGAAAACCTAGAGATTGATGTTACTGATATTGTTAATGGTTATTTAACTGGTAATACAAATAATGGTTTGGGTTTAGCTTTTGATGAGTCATTAGAAAATACAATTAGAGAAGAATTACAGTACGTAGGTTTCTTTACAAGACATACACAAACTTTTTATGAACCATACGTTGAAACTAGATATGAAAATTCAATACAAGATGACAGAGCTGACTTTTATTTAGATAAACCAAATAAACTTTACCTATATGTTAATCTAAGAGGTATACCAACAGACGTAGACTCAATGTCTGGTATGAGCGTTACAATATTAGATAATTTAGGTGAGACATTTTCAGCCTTTACTTCTTCAGACATAACTCATGAAGACATAGGAGTGTATTCAATAGAACTAACCGTACCTACTACAGAAATAGGTTGTGTTTTATATGAAGATATTTGGGAAGGAATTACTGTAAACGGTATAACTAGACCACCTATTGAATTAGAGTTCGAATTAAAAGACTCTAATGAATACTATAGCATTGGTAGTGACAACTCAACACCTAAGAATTACAAATTTAATGTATCAGGTATTAAAGATTCAGAAAAAATAAAACGTGGTGATATTAGGAAAGTGAGGGTTATGGCTAAAGTACCTTATACTACTAATGACCAAGAAGTGTTATCATCTATTGAATATAGACTATATACAAGAGAGGGTCAGGCCGAATACACGGTAATTGATTACACACCAGTTAATAGGGCGTTTAATTACAATTACTTCCTACTTGATACTCAGAGTTTATTACCTACTAGGTATCATTTAGATGTTAAAGTTACGTCAAATTCTGAAGTGAGGACAATGCAAAACATTATTAGTTTTGATATCACAAGTCAAGTTGACCAAAGAAAGGGTTAACTTCTGCATTTTATTTGATGCCATTGGTGAATCATTTGATTTGGTAGGTAAGAAGCAAGACGGGGTTTTTGTTAACATCTTAACTGATGGTGACGAGAATGACTCTAAGAAATACAGCGTTGAGGACGTTGAGGAGTTGTTCAGTGAAGCGGAAGATAGTAACTGGGGTGTTACCTTCATGGGTACAACAAAAGACGCTGTAGAGTCCGCTAAGTCTTGGGGAATTAAGGCTGGTAATACCATGCAATACAGTAACGATGTAATGGGAACTAGAAGCGCTAACAATACCAGACTTAAATCTAAGCAAATGTATTTTGCAACGGCAATGAATTCAACAGATATGTCAAATGTAAATACGGACAATTTGGTTGATGATGAGTAGTCATTAAAGTATGTAATTAAGATAAAAAGGGAGGGACTTGCGTTTCTCCTTTTTTTTATGTATTTTTGTGAGAGTAATAAATTTAATTATGAAGATAAAGAAAATGTCATTGGATGAATTAAACACTGAACTAAATAGGGCTAAATTCTGGGTTGAGACCAACCCTGTTGTTAAGTCTTTAGATTTGATTAATAAAATGGAAAATAAAAAACTAGAATTAACTAATAAAAACTTGCGTAACTAAAAGATTATTTTTATATTTGTAACCTAATAAATATATGAGCAAAGTAACACGTAAACAAAGAGTTTTAGATGCAATGAGAAATCATTCATCAAAGTCGATTACTTCATGGTATGCGATTAATCACTTAGGTAACACTAGGTTGGTGATAAAATTAAATTTGCTAGATATATATTAATTAAAGAAAACAAATAAATATGAAAAAATTACTAATTACAATTATGGTGTTATTACCATTGTCAGTACTGTCATTTAATCAATCAGAAGAGACCAATACATCAAATGATGTAAGCGTCTCAGAAAGTACATCCAGCGGTAGTGAAATTCTTAAAATATCCAAACCTTACATTGAAAAATTAATGAGGTCTGCTGAAAAGGGTGTTGATTTTGTAGTTGAAGAAACTCCTGTTGTCATTAAACAATATCTATATTTTGAAGCCATTATTTACTGGTTATTGATATTATTTGCAATATCACTCATGACTATTATAAGATATGGTGTTAAAACCATTTTTTATGTCAAATCAAAAGATAAACCAACATCTGATAAAAGACATGTAGATTATAGATACGTTAGTCGAGATAATTGGTTAAGGTATGATGCAGATGATAATGACTTTACCTACGAGCAAGTCTTAACGTTAATAATTGACATCTTGTTTACACTAATCGGTATTATCATCATACTGGTTAATATATCTGATGCGATTAAAGTCACTTTTTTCCCAAAATTATATTTGTTTGAACAATTCGTACACCTAATAAGATAAGTATGAAATTAATATACGCTATAGTATTAACAGCGTTATGTTTATTAATGATAACCATTCTACCTGAAGGAGCTAGAGAACCTAGTAGATTTGCTCTAATAATGTTCACCTTACTTATTATACGATATGAAATATACGAAAATAATAAAAACAATTAACTATGGATAAGTTTGATGCTAAAATAAAGAAAAGTTTTGAAACTGATATAAGGAATAAATTGTTAATGAGAGGATTTGACAATGAAACCTTAATAAATAATAGAGGGTTAATAGGTGCCACTATCGATGAGGTAATTTTAAAAGTAGTTAAAGGGTATTAGTTTATGACAATAAAAAAGGCCTAGATTTAATCTAGGCCTTTTTACTATCATTACGTTTTTAAGATATTATCTTAATTCGTTCGGGTTAAATGTTGTTAATCCATCAACTCTAACAGCTCCGTAGAATCTGTTGTTTACCACTTTCTTAGCATAACGTGTCATTATACCTTTAACTGGTGCAAAGTTGAATGGGTTATACATTGTAGGTGTTAGTTGCATTGGCACGTATGGTGCGTAAATGTAACCAGTATCTAATAAAGACTTACCTTTGTGTCCCATAATCAATGACCATGAAGGTGCATAAGGGTCTCTATATACTTGATATCTACCTGATAATGAACCGATTTTCTCGATACCCATGTTATATTGGTCTTGCTCTGGAGATGCATCACTTACGTGGAAGTACTCTAAATCATCGAATACAGCAGAAATCTCTGAAGAAACTACGATAAAGTTAGCACCACCTCTAAGAGTAGACTTGTGGATTTGTGCTGAAATTTGGTTAACTTTAGTAATTAAAGTTTGATTCCAGTCTTTTTGAGTATAAGCATTGGCTGCCAATGAAGCTTTTCTCCATCCGTTCCAATCCCATCTTAGTTGCCATGCAGCAGCTTTTCTTAAGTCTCTTAAGATTTCCCTGTCAATTTCAGCAGCAACTTGCTCAGAAAGCATTGCAGTTAATTCAGCTTCAGCATCAATGTTGTGGAATGCACTAACATCTTGCGCTAATTCTGGAGACCATGTAGCTCTCAATTTTCTTTCTTCAACAGAAACAACAACTTCGTCTAATTTGAAAGATACTTCTCCCATTTCAGTTTCAAGTTCTAATGGAGCATATTCTGCCCATGATACTGCAAAGTCATTAGAAGTTAATCCAGTTACATCCGCATCCGATTCAACACCTACATAACCATCGTATGTTGACGTTCCGTTAGTTTCTACTGGGTGAGTTAAATCTAATTCTAAGTAGATAACACCAGCGTCATCACACACATCATTATATTCAACAATACCTTTACCGTATTTTTGAGTTACTAATCTGAAAGGAATTTCTTCCCCTTGACCAAAAATTACATTACCATCTTGGTCATCTAAATCAAGAGACGTGTTGTTAGTAACTTTTAAAGATGCCATGAAAGATTCAGTGTCCATTGGGTTACCATCTGGTCCAGTTAATCTTCCTTTGTTCTCTGAACTAAATCCAGAAACTTGAACAATGACATTCCTTAAAGAACCATCAGTTCCAGTTGGAAGTTCAACTAAATTACTTGCAGCTTCAAACTTACCGCTTTCATTTAACGTTACTAGGTTAAGAGAACCTGTTTGAATTGTTATTTCACCTTTTGATGCATCAAATAATCCATCATTGTAATAAAGGTCATATAGGTTTTTCTCTTGGTATTTTGTTGGAGTATATCCATCAACACCTTTTACAACTGGTAAACCATCTGAACCCATTGAAGTGTGAGCAGAGAATTCAGGACCGTCTTTGTAAGGGTCACCGTAGCTACCACTAGCAGAGTCATATCTAGATGATGTTTGTGGTACAAAGAAGAATAATTTACCAATTGGCATATTCATAGCTTGTACAGATACAATATCATTAGCTAATAACTTTGAGAATACTCTTCTTACGATAGGGAACACAACAGTTTCGAATGAACCTGAACTTCCACCAGCGTCAGTAGACTCGTTTAACAAGTGAGAAGCTTCGTTTTCATATAACTGAGCGATGTTCTCTTTAACGTGACCTTTAAGACCATCTAAGAATCCTAAAGAATCCCATTTGTTGATAGTGTTTTCACGAATTGTTTTCATGTGGTTAAGACCTACATTACCAACTTTACCTGAGGTTAAAAAATTTGACATAATTTATTTATTTAATTTTAATTTACTTTATTATTTATTTGTTCTTTTCATTAAGTCAAGAACTCTTTTTTGTGCTGGGTCAACATAAGCTGTCGTCTCATTTAATTGATTTGACTGACTTGTACTTTTCTCAGAACCTAATTTATTTTCAATCGACTCTGTGATAGGAGTTTTTTCACCTAATTGAGAGCTTATTGATTTATACAATTTCTTTGACTCTCCGATTGTACTAACCTCTTCATCAAATCTACTTAAGATATTTTGTTTTTCTTCTGAAGTAGTTGAGTGCTCTAAAAATAATTTAGTAGCATAAGTTAAGTTAGTATTAAATACGGCAGTCTCAGTAATTGACTTTCTAAAATCTTTAAGAGAGTTTCTGAACATTTCGTTCTCTTCCTTAATCTTTTTAGCTTCACCTAAAAGTGTGTTATATTTTGAAATTGCTGTAGCTAATTTCTTTTCTGCAACACTTTCACCTTTAACACCTTTAACATTCTTAGCTCCCGCTCCAACTGGCTGACCAATGTCAGCTTTTGCTGGTGCTCTGTGCGCTTCACCTTTAGCTTTTGGAATATGCTCTTCAATTGATTCTTCCTCATCCATTTCTGAATTTTTAGATAGACCCATTAAAGCATTTTTAGCTCTTTGACCGACAGCTCCACCCATTTTCATAAGTTTTTTAAGACCATCGATTATTTCGCCTAATCCAGCTGCGGCTCCTTCGACATCACTTCCACCGCCATTGAAACTATCCATTTCCATAACGTGTTCTGCGTGAGCGTCACCACTACCGTTTTGTCCTTCTTCATCAAATCCACCTTCAAGATTATCACCTGAAGTTTCAGTGTCAGTAGATGCTTTTTTGTTGTCAATATCTCCTGTGTTAACAGCAGCTACATCTGAACCTTTATTTACATCACTTACTTGTGGATTATTACTGTTTCCAGCGGTAGCTCCAATTTTAGTTTCTTCATTTACGTCATCTTCTTCTTCTGATAACTCAATTTCGTAAACTACACCCTCATCTTCTTCTTCTTGCATTTTGTGGTCACCATCTTCCATTTCAGAATTTTCTTCTTCCATTTTATGGTAACCTTCAGCTTCTAAACTAGAAGCTTCCATTTCGCCTTGGTCGATAAGACTATCACCCTTATCCATCTTCACATTATATTGTGAACCTGATTCTGGGTCTGTAATTACTACCTCATTTGATGATACAACTTCAATTTCATCATCTCCGCTTAATTTTTTGTAAACTGAGATAACTTCTTCGTCTGATGCACCTGTCATGTCCATTCCGTAGTCTTCGCTACCTTCTCCGTCAAGGCTTTCACCTTCTTCCTCAGAGTCCATATCCATGTCATCAAGTTCTAGTTCTTCTGAGCCACTTTCTTCAGCGGCATCATCAACTGGTAATTCATCAACGTCAACATCAACATCACTGTCAGTGTCAGCATCAACATCTTCGATATCTTCGATATCATAATCATCCTCATTCAAGGATTCTTTTAGCGAACCTGTAATTTCTTCTTTCGCAACCGAACGAAGTATTTCTTTGGTATTCGAATTTATATTCTCTTCAATAAGATTAAATTCCGCTAAGGCTTCTTCTATAATAGACTTGTTTTTTTCGTCTTTCATTTGGTTATAATTTTTTATAATTTAAATTATTACACAGTAAATTTTGTGTGTTTACTTAATAAATATGTACTATTTCTACAAAACACATGATTTTAGTAAAAAAAATTATTATTAAGTATTTAAGCTATTAAAATCTAAATTAAAAACTTGTTTAATTTATCAATTAATAGATTGTCTTTCTTCATTTTAGATTCCATAAATGGCTGTGCGTCAGACTTATTGTTGAACATATAAGAACCTGGCGTACTAGGACTAGTTACTATATCCCAACATATGATTTCGAAATCATCTTGTACAATTAATTTACCATTTATATTATCTAACGAACCAACACCCCTAGAAGATACACCTACACGGATTCCCTTTCTTAACATGTTAGCTATTTGGTCACCCTCACAAGATATTATACCTTGGTTAATAAAACCAGGTGACATGATGATTTCGACTTCACCAACTAAGGTTGTACCTTCCCACCATATTTTTTTAATTTCATGTGATACATTTCTATTTGAAATAACAGATGACTCTGGGTGGTCACTATTGTGTGTCCAAGAAATTTTACCATTATGTCTCATTAACCAAGTTCCATTATCAACAGTAACACAATAAACATTATCATTAAATGGTATTTTTTCTGCTTTAGTAAAACGTGTATCTAGTGAAATCCCCTTAGAACGTCTTTCAGAAATGATATGCAATGGTTTAGAATTAGACGCTTCTATTAATCGCTTAGTTTTAACTTTACGTTTAACTAATTCTAACATCCCATCAGTTTCAACCTCTTCATTAATTATTTTAGTATCTGTAATATACCTATCTTCTGGTATGCGGGTATTAAAAGTTGCGCCATTAGAAATCTTAAGCATAATTTCAAAAACGTCTTCTGATAATTTATCTGAAATAGTATAATATTCTTTCATTAATTTACCATTTTTATCACTTCTATTTCTACCATCCCCTAAAAGCATCCAATCTAATAAAATATTCAATAAATTAACATTCCAATTTTTTGCGTAATTAGGTATATATTTTTCTTCGGAATTTCCTAAATCAAATAGAAAATTATATAATGGTTTATCATAAATTATGAATTGTCTATCATCACTAATCGAATATTCAAATGGTAACTCATTTAATAAGTTTATTATTTTTTCTGAAGATTCTTTTTTAACCTGAGTAATAGTAACCGAATTTTTATTTTTACCCCCTCTAGTTCCAGAGCAATGACCATCAGCGATAAATATACCTAGAAATCTAGCCCATAATTCAGAATCTATTTCATAATTCGAATTCGGGATATTTATTTTTTTAGAATCCTCACCAACCCACTCACCTGAATTTTTAATATATGAATGTGAAACTTTAGAATCACCATTATTAATTTTATCATATAATTCTTCAGCTGTTAAAATATATGGCTTGTCATTCCTATCCCATAAAACAATTTTATGTTTTTTGGTTACTAACATATCTAATGATGAAGAGTTGTATATATGAATCATATCATCATTATATTTTTTATCTGTGGTTCTAGAAACTGATTGTACTTCTAATTCATTAGTGTTAGTATTTAAAGTGAATATCTCATCACCAATAACCATATCTTGAATTTCCCTCCAACCGTCTTTAGTAAATATTTCAGTACCTCTTGGTACGCATTCACCAATAGATAATCTTTGGTCAATTAACTCTTGATATCTGTTCGCTTCTCTCCTTAAAATGTCTTCTGGATATATCCTACCATTTCTGTTTTCAATACCATATTTTTGTAGAATTACAAATAGAACTAACGGTTCAGCCATAACAGGGCCATTACCAACTTTATTAACTTCTGAAATAAAAGATTTATTTCTAATGTCACTAGGTTCAATAAAACCAGCGTCACCTTCAATCAATAAACCGCTACCAGTTTTTCCACCTCTTAATATTTTATAATCATTGGTCATCTTTAAATGCTTTGTCTATAAATATGTTAATAAAATAAAAAAAGCCTAATCTTAAACGATTAGGCTTTCATTTGCTACTTTTAGTGCTTCTTCCTTATGTTTATAAAACTCGAAATGTCGATGTCTATTAAATATCTCTTTACATGCGGTTTCACTTAACTTATTCATTTCATCCAACAACGTATTATTATTCAGTTTATAATTACCTCTTTGATATAGAGTCACTTCGCAACTCATGAAACTAGGTTTATCACCTGATATCCCAGACTCTCTCATATCCATATCCACGATAACTATATCGTTATGGAATATATCTGTGTTTATATCTCTATATAAATAACTTTTAATTTTTTTAGTTAGGTCAGTAATAATCCTCTTATAATTATTACTTTCATCGTAACTAATTGTGTTGGACCACGAACTAAATTTGATATATATGCTCTTTGGGTCGTTTTTGTCTACGGAACCAAAATGTGTATTTAAGTTATTATCGATTTGTATTTCTTTCTCTGTACCTCTGCTTTTTTTCATACTTCAAGTATAATGGAAAAAAATGGATTAGTCAATATTTGGTAAAACTTTATTTTAATATCTCTAAATTATTAAGCGATTTTAATGCTTTGTCTATCTGGATAGATGAAACTAATCATCTAAATTTGACTTCTTAGAGTGTAAAGAATAAACTAAAGCTTTTTTTGGGCCAGAAACCAAGTAATGCATCTCGTTAGGTCCAAATTTATAAACATCACCTTTTTTATATTCACAACCAATGGTTTCATTAATTATAGTACCTTCTAATATTAACCCATATTCATATCTTTCGTCATGCTTATGTGGTATCACATAAGAGTATGGGTCATAGCTAGTAATAAAAGATTTGCATTCACTCATATTCGTTTTAAGAATCATGACTTCAACCCCTTTAGAAATCTCTTTAGGTAATTTTTGCCATGTGTCTATAACTAAAACAATCTCTATTGGAGTAACGTCAGGGAAGGACATAATTAAACCATCAAACTTATCTTTCATTTTCTTTAGACCATCAACGGCCTTATTGTAATTTTCATTTTTCTTTCCAAAAATGTTATCTATAAAACTGTTCATAAACCTCTTTCAATAACTATCATCTTTATTTCCCTTAATAAAACTAAAATTTCTCCGTTAACTTTAGTGTTTTTCTCACCTAACTTTTCGCTCTTAACGTCTAACTTATCACTCTTTTCTTCCCATAGGGTTGTAAGTTTGATGACGTCTTTAGCTAACTCGTCTTTATCATTTTCAGCTTTTTTTAATCTATTAGCCAACCAGTATATAGCAGCACCCATAACAACCACCACTGGCGCTTGCTGCACTAACCAATTAATTATATTTACATCTGCTTGAAATAGTATATGAGTCATTTTAATTTAATGTTTCTTTTAAATAACTAAGCTCAGTCATTTCACTAATAAAAGTATCTGGATTATAGTCGTACCTTAGTACTTTATCTTTAACTCTTAAAAAAGTATCTTTTTCTTCAATTGAACATTCCTCTTTCAATTTAGTATTTACAACATCTAAACATTCTCTTATTGTTGTTTTGTAAAGGTCTTTATTTTGAGATTCATCACCGTTAATAATGGTTCTAATAACTTTCTTTTCACTTTCTGAAACAGTAGAGTATTTTTTATTAAACTTCTCAATCATTATTGGAGCCAAGAATTTATTAGTGTAAGGTTCAACCTTAGTGTTCTCAGTCATAATCTTTTTACCTGTGAAATTATTCAGGTACATTCTAGATTCAACAATAGATGATAAATTCTTAGCAGACCTAGGTGTTACGGTTAACCTATAGATGTGCTCATGTAACTCTTTATTGTCATAATCCTCAATTAACATATAACCGTTCTTGTTTAAAAACTTAGTTAGTTTATTGTTACATTCATTAACCTTATTAACATCTAATTTACTCAATAGAGATAAACATTCATCAACAAATAGTTTAGAATTTTCCAAGTCTTCATTTACTTTATTCTCTAAACTATCATAAACTTCAAATTGTACTCTTAGTGTTGAATTCTCTTTAAGGGTTTTAGCGTAGGCTTTAAAAACTTTTCTGTTTTTATTATTACCTTCGACGATTCCATCTATTAAAATATCCTTAAAAGTTTCATGTATTTGACCAAAATTTTGCATTGTTCTTTTTTATTATAAATATAGTCAATATGCAATAAAAAACAACTTTACTCATTAATATCTTCAGTCTCGCCCAATTTATCATCAATTTCATTTATCATAGAATCCATTGTTTTGTTAAATTTAACTGATTTATCATAAAATTTAGTTACCTCATTTTTCTTTTTCTTTTCAGCCTTTTTACTCTCATCTAACATGTTAATGAATTTATTAACTGAACTATTTTTAGGGTTACGTTTTAAATTTTCGTTAATTATCTTACCTTTCTTTTTCTTAGACTCATCAGTGGTGTCTTCAGTATCTACATCGGCATTATCCGCACCAGCGTCATCTAAAGGTTCGGTATCACCAAAACCACCGTCTTCAACGTCAGTATCATCTAAGTCTAAACCATTATCATCAAAGCCACCACCAAAGCCACCGCCGACACTACCAGTGTTACCACCACCACCATCGGGTCCGTCACCTTCCTCATCAACAACACCACCTAGTCTGGCCATTTCCATATCACCATAAACTCTATCAACGTTATCAAACACACCTGTATTCTTAATAACATTACCTGTGTTTTCTAACTCTTGAGCCGCAGCCCTTTCAATTCTTTGTTCAAGTAAATCCTGTTTTATTTCTTCATCACTCCAACCTAATATCTCTCTTTTAGCCCTAGTCATAGACATTGCACCAAAACCATTTCCAGAATCAGCAACTGCATCTTTATATAGATTAACCTTGGCCGCTGTATGTTCAACTTTAAGCATTTCAGCTTGTGTAGATGGGTTATTTAATGTAAGTGTAAAATTATCTAAATCATCAGTAAAACCTAATAAATGTAAGTGAATTATAGCAATTTTATTCAGCTCGTGTAAAAGGGCTTGTTGTATTCTATTGATTGTTCTAGAAAATCTAATATCTAGCAATGCTAAATTCTTACCCTCACCTTGAGCTTCTTCAAAACCTAAGAAGGTTTTAGGTACCCTTAACGCCGTAAATAACTTTCTTTGTAGGTATTCAATATCAGCAATCTGGTCTAAGTTCTGAGCACCAGGTAAGGTATCAATAGGGGTTTGAGCATTTTCATCCCTAACTGGTATAAAAATATCTTGGTCAATACCTAATTGATTATACCTGACATCCATTTGACCTGTTTGAGGGTCAATAAGTGGGGTACGCTTAAATCTATTAGCAATATCATCAACATAACCACTAACGTCTTCATTATCTATGTTACCAACATAAACTTTATAGACACGTCTTTCTGGTGCCCTAGTTACCCTATAAACTAACATAGCATCCTCAGCCAGTATCAATTGTTTCCATATACGCCTAGCTTTCTCTAAAAATGAAGTACCATAAGGTAATTTCCTATCATCACCTAATAGTCTAAAGTGACCTATTTGCCATGATTGAAATGTCATCTCATTTCTCTTCCAATAAAATTGTGTTTTATTTCTAGCCTCATCTTGATTTACATCAGATAGTTGCGATGGGGATATAACACCTCTAATGTCATTCTCTCTTCTTTCGATTTCAAAGTTAGGTAGCTGTCTAACACCAACAACACCAGCTTTACTATTAATGTTTAGGTGTACAAAGTTGTCGCCATACTTACATAAATTCCTAGACCACATAGGTAGTGAAGTGTGTATGTCTAATCTATTAATGAATAAATCCTGCAATATTCTTTTAACCCTCTTACTACCAGAGTATATGTTTATTACATCACCCTTATCATTAGGGGTTGTAGACTCTTCCATGAATATATCCAATGTGGCAGAAATCTCTGGATAGAATTCCATCGTTTCAAAATCCGAATATGACCCAACTCTAGTTGTTTCATAGTGTATTGCTTGTTGATAAAGCTCACCATCTACTTTAGACCACTGACCTTGTAAGTACTTATCTTGTTGAGCCTGCAACTTAGTAGTCTCGTATTCCTCTTTTGATTTAGTTTTTAGTAATTCAGTACCATTACCCAATGAATATCTATTGGTTTTTTTAACCTCTGGATTTATCCCCTCTTTACCGAAGACATTGCTTAATTTTTGAAATACTGTTG